CTTCCTCGTTATTATGTACTTCTTTTGAACGTGGAGGATTACGCTGATCTGCATAGCAATTATAACACATAAAGTCGGTACCAGTTTTAATAACCGATACCGTTTCTCTTCCACATAAAATGCACTTTTCTTTAGTCATTATTCAAAATAAGCTAAATTGTATTGGTCTTCTACCTACTACTGCTATCGTTCTCTCATGAATTGGGCACTGCGAAGCATAGGGACATCTCCCTGACATAGCAGAAAGATGCGCTCCATGCCATTCATCCCAATCTGTTACATTATTAGCAGAGAGGAAAGTTATCAGTTTCATGCAGCAGAAGCCACGTTCTTTCTCTTGACCTCCTGCAACTTCGAATAATCCATTACTCTGTGGACGTTTCATTCAATTCTATTCTGTTATGAATTAGTGTAAACACCTTCATCACAATTCTCAATGCGTGACTGACATTCACTTACTACCTCTTTTAAAATCTCCGCACACTCTTTATTTGAGTAGTTTTGCAGCAATTCATCGATATGCTGCATTATATCATTTACTTCCATACGCTTTCTTTGCCATTTTATTGATTAACTTTATTGTCTTATCACTCAATTTGCCATTAGCGGTTGTAACGTGCTGAATGGACTTATGCAATTGGATTCTATTCATATCTAAATTGATTTGAACTATGCGGTAAACAAGAATCTACCGCATAGCAGATTTATTATTTATTTCTCGACGCTTCCAAAACAGGAAGGTTTGTTTCCGTTGGTATGTATATCACAGTTTTATCATTCAGATTGCTTTGTTGACGTACCCACAAATATTGGATATATGCAGGAGTAATACTTCCATTTTCAATTTTAATCGCTTCGGCAGCACCTTTGGCACGTTCGATTTCAGCTTGGGCATTCAGTTTTTCAGCTTCCAGATTAGCTTTAGCTTCTTCAATCTTTATTTTACGGTTTTGTTCTGCTTTAGCGAATTCAGCCTTTCCAGACATTTCTTGCTGCCAAACGTTATAATAAGGGATGGTAACAAAACATCCCACAAGAATTGCGACAAATACGATAGCCGCCAAAATTCCAAGTTTATTCATACTTTCTAATACTGGGTTTTATAAAGCCGCCCAAGGCTTATTAGTTTATTATTATTATATTTGCAAAAAACAAATATATGTCAACAATATATCGTAATAGAACAATCCGCCCTTCAAGTAGACTTGAAACATCTGTATCTTATAAAATCAATACAGAGAAAGTCACGACAAATGATACATTGGTTATTACCATTAACCATGAAAGTGAGAATTTTCATAAAGAATTTTCTTTTTCAGGAGAGAAGGTTGCAAACCGTTCCTCAATACACTTCAGATATATCAATGGAGAAATCATTTGGTCACCAGTTCAGCTTGATTAGATTCATATCTTTGCAGACTTAAATTATTCATCATCATAATCAGTATCAAAGATACGTGCAACCATATCGACGATATTTTCTTCAATATCCTCGGTAGAACCAGTTACAGCATTAGCAATGTTTTTCTTCTCTTGAATTATGCGATAGACCTTTTCGTCAATAGTGCGCCGGCCAAGGAAGTAGTAACAGGTAACAGAGTCTTTTTGCCCGATACGGTGTGCCCGGTCTTCGCACTGACAACAATCAGCATACGTCCAAGGGAATTCAACAAAAGCGACATTACTTGATGCAGTAAGCGTTAAACCAACTCCAGCCGCTTTTATCGAGCAAATGATTATATCCGCTTTTGGATTGTTCTGAAAGGCATCAACCGCTCTTTGCTTCTCATCCTGCGAATCTCTACCGGTAACAGATACAGCAGTGGGAAAGTAACGTTTCAGTTGATCTACAACTTCATGAAGCGAACAAAAGAGAATTATCTTCTTTCCATTCTCTCGGAAGTCTTTCACAAATTCAATAACATCGCGTACTTTTCCACGTGCGGAGATCTGCCGTAGAATATTGATACGTACCATGACTTCCCCTCGCAGAGCCTTTTCAATCTTTTCATCGTCGGCATCCTTATATTTCTGTAGATACATAATAAGATCACGCTCTGCATCCATATACTCCTTACGATTAGTAATTTCACATGTATTTACCTGGCGTATCTTATCTGGAAGATCTGTAAGGACGAGAGACTTTTCACGACGAAACATACAATATTTCCATAAATTGAAGTTCAATTCTTTCAAATTCGATGCTTCTCTTTGTCCGGAGCAGTACCGGTTAACAAATGGTTTGTAGCCACCGAAATCATCCATACGGTTTAGAATTGCCAGCTGTGGAATCAAATCTTTAGGCCGATTTACTACCGGTGTTCCTGTAAGCTCTATCACCCATTCTTTACCTGTACAAATACCCTTGCAAAACTTTGCCTGTTGAGTAGATGCAGACTTACAGCGATGGCTTTCATCAATGATAACAGACTTGAATAAATTGATTGAGTTTCTAAATTCCACATCGCGCAGCGTCCAGCCTTCGGCTTTCTTTATGCGTTGTACGAAGTATTTCTTTAGTGATTCATAGTTTACGATAAAGACTTGATGCATTCCTGTTTGATAAAAGAAGGTCCATGTATCACGTACTTTATCTGTGAGTACCATTGCTTTTTTATCCGTAAACTTCTCCCATTCCCGTTGCCAGTTGATTTTCAATGATGATGGGCAAATGACAAGACAGGGAAAAGCGTTCGCTAGATTGATGGTAGCAATACTTTGTAATGTCTTTCCGAGTCCTGGTTCATCGCAGTTCATGAAGCGCTTTAGCTCCAATCCCCGGGCAATACCTTTGAGTTGATAGGGATAAGGCTGAATTTTTAAGCTATGCGGAATTGTTAGATCTGGAAGTTCCGGAACATCATAAGCAATATCTTCCTCTTTCTTTGTAGTTCCGCTCACCCAATTTATATTTTCAAACTGCTGTATCTGATAAATCATTCTTTCAAGATCAACTCTACTCCGTGTAGGTACTATCCAAACTTTTCTAGCACCGTCAAAACGTCTTCCGGGAATCTGCCGAACCCGTTCTATAATAGAAATCTTATAGTTGAATGATAATTCGAAATTATCTCCTTTTAATTCAATATTCATGATTTAGAGTGTTGTTTAATGGGGGAGATTAATCCCCCAAGAGTGATTTATGCGGTTGCGTCAAGAGGTGCAGGAGTTTCTAAGCGCTTCTTGCGCCCCCTCCCTTTCGGCTTTTCTTCTTCAATTACGACGGCTTCTTCCGGTTCATCTGTTTCGAAATCCAGTCGTTCCTGTCTGACTCCCCATTTTTCTTCAAACAGATAACTTTCAACTTCCGCATCACAAGCGGCAGCGTCAATACTTAATTCCTCATAGTAAGGGTATTGTTCATCAAGAAGAGGGACGAAGATTTTTAGATCAACAACTTTACCGGACTGAAGAAGTTTAGACCCCATGATAGTAATTCCAGAAACACCATCGACGCTGTCATTTGCATAACCTGTAATGATATAATTTTCTAGTGTCTCTGCATAGCCCGGAGAAGAAAAGCTATCCTTGTTGATATTAGAAGCCTCTGGCTGTTCACACAATACGACGAGATGCAATCTAAGCCGAATAAACGCCTCCCTTAAATCGCTGTGAATGATCTGATCGCAGCTCTTGTTAATTACATTCGTGTAGTTTGCTTCAGAGAAGCGTTCATTATACACAACATTCAGCCGGTCTTTCTTAACGACCGCCTTTTTAATCTCATTTTTTGCTTGTTCCATAATCTTCTTTGGTTGATAAAGTGATAATACTAAATGTTGATACAACTCCCATGACGGCAGCCGTAGTTATTTCTCTTGATGTTGCATCTTCTCTTTGAGAAAAAGATAATGCTGTAAACAGGCCGACAACGGCCAGTCCGATTGTAATTTTTCTTAAAATTTTCATGATAATTACTTTTTGTTGTTATGCATTCCGGCCATTTTCATTTCCTCTTTTGCTTTACTTATCACAGTTACACACCATGATAATTGATGTGTTGCTGTCCGGTTACAACGTTCGCACCAATCGACGAGATATCGCTCCTCCCGGCATAAAGAACTAATTAGGGCATTTATCGCTGTTGCTGTCGCTTTCGCATTTTTAGCTGTATCAACGAGTGTTTGCATGACCTCGGACTTCATTGTCTCATTAAGCCAGTATTTCGAGTCTGCAAGCAGTTTGCCGGAGCGAGCAACATATACAGCCAGGTCATTGCCACGCTGTACGGCTTCTTCAGCATTTTCGCTCATTGTGATATTGAGAAAAGAATCAATATTTTGTAATTCAGCCAAAATTTGTTCTTTTGGAGTGATTAGTAAGTTCATATTGTTTTCACTTAAAATATATTTAAACCATTAGTTGCCACCATTTAAAAGCAAGGTCTTCGTATTTCTCTTTCCCCTTGATATACGTAGGGTGGTTACGGTCGGTGATAAAATGCTTGAAGATTTTACAGTTCTTTTTTGAGATTGCGTAGATGAAATCTCTATTGCTCCCTGCAATATCCATATACCAGGCACGGGAACGGTCCCAGTCGAAAAAGTCGATAGCTTCATCAAATTGCGCCTGTGACTCTGCAAAAGTCGTTTTTAAATCACCTCCAAAATTGTAAGCAGACAACCACCAATCCCATTTACATCGTGTATCAAGATGGTAGGCAAAATTTCCATAATAGAACTCCTGCTGCTTATTTACCATGAACTTCTGTGTATCAGATTGCGCCAACACGACAGTCAGGAATTGATCTTTCTCTGCCTCTTTCCGGAGCGCCTTACGCATTTCAAGCCCTAGCTCAAATTCTTCTGTCGTATACAAGTAATCGTCTACCATCAGCTTGTCATACCGGACACGGTCATTCTCTGTGATAAGAGCATCTACGAGAGTACCGAACTTGAAAGCCTTTTCTTTATCCCCGTATTGAACACGGGGATAAAGATAGTTTTTAAGCTCTGTCAGATCTGAATTACTGACTTCCGAACGTGAATAGTATGAATCGGGATTTGACATAACTATTTAGCTTTCACATCTGCTTCGTAGCTGATGAATTGTGATTCAATATGTGTCTGATCTTTACTGTTTGCTTTCTTCTCGCAGTATGTAGTCATCTTTTTAAAGATCTTCTCTAACTCATCAAAAGGAAGAGTCTGCCCCTCGCCTATCCACCACATCTGAAATATTTCCAGGTATCCTTGCTGATGAAGAACAACAATCTTTTCTTTTACCTTAGCGTTTGTCGGTGGAGGTGCAACAGATGCAGCAGCACCAGCAAAAAGATTACCGATTGAGCTTTGTTGCGTTTTCATTGCAACCTCCTGCCTATCTGCTTCTTCCTTTCTCTTTAACTCTTGTAATTGTTTGGCTGCCTCTTCTGCTTCTCGTTGTTTGCGCAATTCTTCTGCTTTTGCGGCTTCTTCTGCATTTGCCAAGCGAAGCTGTTCCAGTTCAGCCAACTCTTTACGCTTAGACGGAATACGGTCGATAAGATCTTGTTTAACACTTGAAATTTTAGCCTTATACTGTTGAGCATATTGCTCATATTTACCCAGCAATGTATTTTTACGAATCTCTGCTTTTATCTCCTTATTGATATAATAGGTAGCATATTCAGCAGTGAATTTATCAAAATGAGCTTTCGGGTAATCAGTTTGGAAAACAGTTATACCGATTACTTCTCTATCAAAGTTTACATAAGTCAATCCCGAAAAAATATTCTGCAGCTCGGTTACCTTAGAAGATAGATATGAACTGAAATAAGAAAGAAGTCCATTTTCTATTGCTTGTTGATAGCTTACCTTTTCATTATTGATTAATACTCTTTGCTCGGCTTCTTTCTTTCTCTTCTGCTCTTCTTCATATTTGAACTTAGCATACTCATTGCGCTTTGCTACAAGCTTTCCGGGGATTGTAGAAGAATCCTTAGGATCAATTTCTTTTTCTTGTGAAGTAAAGAAAGAACGAACTTTGTCGAATATCTGCGTGATGGGCTTGCGACGTTCGTCCATATTCTTGAGAGTAGTATTTACTTTTTTCAAGAAGTCAGCTGCAGCCTGATCTATCGTTTCATTCATACCTTCTCCCTCGATTGTATCAAGGAGAGCCTGCCCTGCTTCATTACATTTTTTTACGGAGAGAGTATTCCTTCCCATAATTTCGGGAAATGATGAAAAAATGTTTTTTACTTCGTCTATTTTGATTAATTCTGTTGGCATAATTATTTTCTTAAATTGGTTAATAAATACTTAGAAGCCTCCGTTTTCATCATCCTCGGATACTGCTACTTGCACAGGTTCCGGGGCTTCTAGTTGCTTTTCTTCTCCGAAAGGAATCTTGGTATCATCTACGGAGGGTGCGGATTGAATAGGCTCATTTACCTTTTCTTCATCTACTAGCCCGTAAT